GTTGCAGACTCTATACCATTTATAGTTACTGAGTTATTTCCATCCCCGCCCAAAGAATCGGCACGAAACGAAGTCGTATCAATGAGGTCAACAAAGTCTGCTCCAGTAGGAATGTCTCCAGTTTCAAACTTGCCTTTTAATGTAGTTATGGGAACAATTGCCATGATAATTGATTATATCACAAGATGATAAAGCTGGTACCAATGACTGCTACGCCAATTCCTTGTGATGGCGGAATAGAAACACCAATATTTTCAAACCTAACCCTAAAAGGATACACGCCTTTAATATCTGCTGTGTAAGAACCTATGCTAGATGCTTTAGATTTAGAATAATTAACGGTATTTAAAAATACCCTTCTTGCCTGAATATCTTTAACTTTAGCAACAGGCATGATTAGCTTTCGTAAGGGCCAGTTACATCTTCAATTACTGTGATTGTTCCTTTTGCTACCGTCCAAGTTCTGGTAGCGTCAGATAGTTGAATATCAAAAATATCATCAGTCTCTAACAATTCAGATTCCTCTGCAGCAAGAGCAACCGTAAACTCTCCTGCTTCATCTTCTGCTGTTATTCCTGGACTTACTGAGACAATGACTTCATCATCTTCAGATGGTCTTACTATATCCATAGCAATATCCCATTCTGTAATGTCGAGTGGATCACGATCTTCATCTGTTACAAAAACTCTAAACGCTGTGGTATCTCCACGAACAACTGTCCAGGATATTTCTGGAGGAGATGTGCCAATAGAAAATGATTCTGAACCCGATCCTCTATAGTTTGTCATTATGATAATCCTGCTTTCAAAGAACCCCAAGTACCATTGCCCTTAGTTGCTCCTACGATAATTATACCTGTTGTTGCATGTGACTTTGCTACCACGCCGATTACACCACGTCCACCATTATCAACGGCTGCTGGTATTGATGTTGTTAGCCCTCCGCCCGATGCAACGTAGAGTCTAGCACCTACAGAAAAAGCTGAAGTATTTACGTCACTAAAAATTCCACTTACTAAAACAACACCATCACTACCATTAGTAATCTGTGCTTCTGCTAATCCAATTACGGGAAATGTTGCAAGCGTATCTGCATCAGATTTTGCAACTCGTGGTTTGCTTGTACCAAATCCAGAAATATAAACTGGTGCTGCCTTTGCAATTGTTGCACCACTATTATTAACAACCTCTAATGTATGATACGGAACTCCAACGGTAGATAAAACAGCATCAACTGCCTCCGCTAAATTTTGAATATCTTCGTGTACGTTGACTGGATCTGATGCTAACGGATAAGGAAGATCATGAACATTTGTTTCTGCTGGCATAGTTATTATATTATAGCACCTTCAGAACTTGACTAAATACATTTTTTTGTGTTATACTAGGTGCATAGCACCGTAAAATGGTGCTATTGCGTTTCTAGGAGGAAAACTTGAGAGACAAAAAAATACTATCGGGGGTTCTTGCAACTGCATTTTGTTTGGTTATGGTTTTAGGACCACAGGCTAATGCTTTTGTTAAGAATAACTTATCTAAATGGATTCAGCCTAACTTGATTGCCGCTGACAAGGCGGCATTTTTGATATCTGATTCTAAAAAGAGCAAGGTACTTGAAAAGTATGAAAATGCTCACAGTTTGACTGACAGCCAGTTGGTTGAATTACTTAAAGCAGTGGGTTTCAAAGGAAAGGGTCTTAAGACCGCTTGGGCGGTTGCTAAGACAGAATCCAATGGTCGCCCGTTTGCTTTTAACGGAAACACCAAAACTGGAGATTCCTCTTATGGTATCTTTCAGATTAATATGCTAGGCACTTTGGGTCCAGACAGAAGAGACAAGTTTAATCTTGATCTTAATGCTGAACTTTTTAGTCCAGTCAAAAACGCTAAGATTGTCTATCACATGACAAAGGGCGGTACTGATTGGAGCTCATGGTCATCTTACAATAAAGGTGCTGTGAATAAGTGGCTTCATAAATTCCCTGGTTAATTTTAGGGAATAAAATACCCCGCTATTTTTTAGTAGCGGGGTTATTTTTTTAATTATATATTATGCTGGATAGCGGATGATGACTATACCGCTACCGCCGGTGTATCCGGTCAGAGTTCCACCGTTTCCGCCACCGCCACCACCACCACCAGTATTAGCAGTTCCGTTAGAACCTGCGGCTCCTGAGCCACCGCCAGTTCCTCCGCCACCAGTTCCACCTGCTCTTGTTGTTCCAGTATTTCCACCACCACCACCGCCACCTGCATAAGTAACAGATGAACCAGCAATAGATGTTGCTACACCATTACCGCCTGCGCCTGGATTATTGCTTGCAGCATTTGCGCCAACCGCACTAGCACCTCCGCCTCCGCCACCGCAAAAGGTTGCACCTTGAGCAAATCCTGTACCACCGGCATAACCTTGATTCGCAGTTCCAGCGCCACCCGCAGCATTTGTTCCAGTTTCTCCACCACCACCGCCACCACCTGAACCACCTGTTGAACCCGCGTTGTTGCTATAACTTCCGCCTTTGCCACCAGCCGTTGATGTAATTGAACTAAAAACTGAATTATTGCCATTGGTTTGGGCAGCACCACCAGCACCGACTGTTACTGTGTAATTGGTTCCATTATTCAATGATAATGCCGTTTCAAGTGAACCACCGCCACCAGTTGCAGTTACAGTAGAACGAAGTCCACCTGCACCTCCACCACCAGCAACTGTATTTCCACCGCCACCGCCACCTGCAACTACAAGATAATCAACATTAGAAAGTGCCTGTGTAGGTGTAAATGTTCCTGATGAATTGAAGGTGTGAATGAAATATGTTCCATCATAAACAATTGTTCCACCTGTTGCTTTTGCTGTGACAGGAGATAATAGATATCTAACTATTACTATTCCAGAGCCACCAGATCCTGCCGATCCTCCAGTATCATAGTGTCCTCCACCTCCGCCACCAGTATTTGCAGTTCCAGAAGTTCCGTTTACTGGAGCACCACTGCCAGCACCGCCTCCGCCAAGACCGCCAACACTGCTTCCTCCAGCACCGCCTCCGCCGCCAGCATAATATCCACTGTCTGCCCCAGTTCCAGTTGCTGATGCCCATGCAGAAAAATCTAATCCATCTCCACCCTGTCTTACTCCATCAGTATTTCCTGGTTCACCAGCACCGCCTCCGCCTCCGCCCTGAGCATATCCTTGTGGCCCTGAGCCGCTGTGACCATAACCAAATGCTCCATCAGTATTTCCTTGATTAGATACACCACCAGACCCATTTGCAATTCCACTACCACCTCCTCCAGAACCTCCAGGATGACCATCTTTTTGAGCAGCATGGGGATTTTGCCATCCGCCACCGCCTCCGCCACCATTTGAAATTACAGAACCAAAAGATGAATTGTTGCCAACACTTCCTCTTCCAGCATTGTTTCCAGCGCCTGATCCACCGCCACCAACTTCTACTGCATAGTTAGTGTTTGCAGTTAAAGATTTTGATAATTGATATGAAAGACCACCAGCACCACCACCGCCACCATACTGAGAACCACCTCCTGCTCCACCTGCTACTACTAAAACATCAGCGCTCAAAGAAGATGTTGGTGTAAAAGTTCCTGATGATGTAAATGTGTGATATACGTAATTACCAGAAATTACAATTGTTCCACCTGTTGCTTGTGGTCCTGCAAAAGTCCTTAACCCACCATAACCTCTTGCAGAGTTGTTGCCCAATGTTGCAGATAAAGGCATTTATTTGATCCCCCTCCTTATGCAAACTTGGTTTGTGTCTCTAATACCGTGAAGGTTGCTGATGCAGTTTTAATAATTGTAAATGAATAGGCATCAATTGATGAAGCATTCCCACTAGTAATAGCAGCAGGAACTTTTGGAGTTACTGTTGTACCATCTATTTGAATAACGTTTGGATAATATGCAATACCTCCATTAGTATTAAGCCATACTGCAGTAATTGCATCGCCAGTAGCTAATACGTCATTAAGTGATGTTGAGGAGCTGTGTCTAAAATTTAATGTGTGATTTGCTCCAGCATTTGCTGTATAATACCAAACCGAAGCGGTTGCTAAATCAAAATTAACTGTACCTGTAACAGCAGTGCCTGTAACCACGTTTACATCTTCTTCCAAACCACGAACTACAGACTCTACTAGTGTGCCTCCACTAATTGTGGGTGTATTGACTGTGGGTGAAGTTAAAGTTTTATTTGATAAAGTCATAGTGTTGCTTGTAGTTGCTACAAGAGTATCATCTACTGCAACTGATGGAATTGGTCCTGTACCGTTAGTTACTGTTATTCCTGTACCCGCTGAAACAGCAGAAACATCACCAGTTTCTGTGGTATTTACCCAGTTCGTTCCATTATAAAGAAGAACCTGACCAGAGGCAGCGGAAGAAATAACAACATCACTTAAGCCATCTAATGTTTGTACTGCAATACCAGCAAGGGGAAACCATGTGTCTACAGATGAATCGTAGACATATCCTGGTTTTGGAGTATCCGTATTAAATGTTGGCATTATCGCTCCTCTGGTTTATTATATCAGATTTGTTATGGGCGTTCTACTAAATCCCAGGCTAAATCTGCTTCGTTCCAAGTATACATTTGTCCATCTGTTGGATACGATACTGGTGCTTCCCACAAATATGTGTCAGCGTTCTTTGTCCAAGATGCGAATGGCTGAGGACTAAAAAAGCCCGTGCCATCCCAAGAATATCCAATACCAGCGTAGTTTTTATGAAGTGCTACACCGCCATCTGGATTTCCGTCTTGACCATAGTGTACGTTTCCACGGGTATTGTAA